GGTTGTTTTAGTCGAATCTTTGGCACTTAGAACAGGATGTCCAGCATTACGAGCAAGGCGATTCGTATCGGGTCTGATCTGATCGTTCTCTTTATCGCTCGTTTTGAACTTTTCATTAGCTTCACTGTAATTGCCGGCCGGTGTAGTCGTGCCTCGAGGATATCTACTTACGTATGGTTGATCCTCTGAATGGCTTTCCCAAACACTCAGGTTATTTTCTTTGGTTCGACCAGTAGGATCATTGAATCCTAGAGATGGATTGCCAGCTTCAGTTGGAAGTGCAGCTATAGATCCCATGATAACCGGGCGCTGTGCTTCCTTACCATCAAGAAAGAATCCTACGACCCACGTTCCCTCGACGAGTCCAAGAGCGGTATGACCGACATCACCCATAGCAGCAGATGTGATCGACTGAATTGGTTGAGCCCAAGGTAGATTCTCGGTCGGTGTATCCGACTTGCTTTGTGAATGAAATCCATAACAACGTACACGACAACGGCCGAGCTGTAAAGGATCGCCTCTATCCTCTACGACTCCCATCCACCAAGTGAACTCAGTTCCCATATTAAGCATTAGTCACTTCCTCAACTTTCTTACCATAAACATCCTTCACACAGTCCATTACGGTAAAGAAAGACATATCTTGTTTGTTAATTACGTGTCGAACCGCGCCGACGAAGAATTTTTTATTATAGAGTAGATTCTCTTTTTCCATAAACTCTTTCACTTCAGTATTCTGTGGTATGATGAGTTCAATTACCTGACCAACTTCAATATCTGAGTTACCTGGAATCGTAACTTCTATTACTATATTATTGAGTTGTGTTCTTGATATAACATCAAATGAGAGGAACTCGTGTAACTTACGTGGGTTACGAAGTTGCTGATCCGTTTCTGTTGTAGGATCATTTGCGAACGGATCGTGAACTCTTTCCTTTACGAATGGTACGGTTCGAGGATCACCGATGTTAGTTGGAAGAAAATACTTATATGATGATTTAGTCGTCGTCTTAAATATCGAGTTCTTTGCATATAACTTTTCATTCGGTTTATTTTCAAGATGCGCAAAGTTTTTAGCATCATCATTATAGTTGAATGTCGTCTCAGTGAATCGTTTTAGTATTGGATCAAGAGCCTCAACATCGTGGCTATATAATCCATTTTGAATGTTTTCCTGTGTATCGACCTGCTTCACTACTCGTAAATCTTCAATGAGTTGACGTGGGTGAACCTTTTGAGATCCATCCATCAAAGGTTTTTCGGTACTTGCTTCTGACAGAAAGAACTTATCGAAGGGTTCTTCTACTAATAAGCTATCGAGTGTCCTGAAGTTCCATCCATCGTATGACTCATAAAATACAAAGTTAGATGCTTCACTAGTATCCACTAATGGTTCCTTCTTATCAGCTCCACCAGGAGGAATGCTTTTATTTCCAAACTTATATACATTATAGTTACCGATTGATTTTGACCGACCTTCACGAGAAGCCATGTTAATTGCAGTGATTGGTTTTTCACCAGGAAAGTTAAGATTCAATAAGTTATCACTATCTTGTAGCTTGATCTCTTTCTTCTTAATGAAATAGTGTTCCTCTTCAGTTGGCTTGAGAAACTCCTCATAGATACTCTTGGTTATCTGATCTGCGGTTAGATCCTTGTATGATTTCTTAACCGATAGTCTTTCGTTATTGATAATCTCTTGAGATACGCCAGTCAATAGATAAGCTTCGTTTCTCTCACCGGCTTTCTTTCGGTCACTAACTTTGAAGATACGAAATACGTAAGTCCTAAAGTCTTCGAAACCAGGAGTGCCGAAACGAATAACAAGTGTTTCATCACCTACTATCGGAAAGAACTCAACGAGACCGACGGCTTCCATCATCGACACTTCACAATAGATACCGTTATCCATTATGTCGTGGTATATATCGATACCCAACATGATTTCTTGGATATCACGAAAGTTCTTATTATGATTGTATAGGATACAGCTCGCAATCTCTACGTTCTTTGCCCTATACGGTAACGAAGATAGTCTTGACATTATTCAAATATGCTTTCGGCCTGATCTATGAATGTGTTCAGATATATGTTATCAAGAACCTTTATGATTCGGCGATCATCATTTTTTTCTTCTTCATAAGTATAGTTCGATACTTCACGTTTCTGGTCTACCGGCAATCCTGCATATGTTTCAGCATCGACCTCGAAGTACTTCTGAGGTACGATGGTTCCATCGAAGAGAACCTGCTTATCCTGATACTTCCATTCGTAATGATGTCTTGTGCCTTGAGCTGATGCAACTGAACCGTACTTAGATTTAATAAAGTTAATGAAAGGGTTGTAGTCCAATGGCCACTCGAACATTGGATCAATGATCTCGTTCACTTTGTAGATTACCCAGTCAAGTGTAACATCACCATAGAACCTATCAGCAATGAACTGTGCAGTCTGTCCTTCCTCTATCGTATGCGTATAGTATATAGCAGAACGTTCATTCCACACATCTCGTAGCTTGTACCTGACGAGTGGATTCTTAATTGTTTTCGGCTTATTGTTCTTTAGAAGATCAAAGTCAATGAGCGGATGATTATTGAAAAAGTGTGCCATTATCTGTCGTATGCCTTGATGTTTTCTTTTGTAATGATAGCAACTTCCTGCAGCTGCATTTCAATCTGCACTGCTACCGGTGCTTTTTCGGTTCCATCAGGACTGACATGATATTGAGTACCATCTGGATGATAGTTCACAGAGAATCCTTTTAGGACAGAAGGCGCTATGTTGTATAAGAACTCTTTATGGTGAAAGTCTATATCAAACTGTTCTGGATAGGTTAAGAATACAGACTGCCCGGCAACATCACCGAGACTGGATCGACCAGGTGCAGCATGATATTTGAACAGCTTAATGATATTATAGATAGTGTTAGATTCTGCATAATTCCTTGCAACGAGTTTCCAACTGAATGTGTGTTCCCTCATTGCCGGTGAATCATAAAGCAGAGCCATAAACGGATTCCTTGCGATACCAGCTCCAGCCATTGCACCTTTCACAGCAGGTCCGACCGCAGCACCTAGAACACTTCCGACTACAGGAACTTTACTTGCGGCACCGGCAACCAAACCGCCACCGGCTTCTGCTGCCTGAGAAAGATAGTAGCCGGCTCCTGCCGCGGCTCCTTTAGCTCCTTCCTTAGTTGCAGCACTTTTAATCTCATCTACTACTGCACTTATTCCACCTTCCTTGGCACGTCCGCCGAGTTGTGCTGCCGCTGCTCCGATAGGACCTAAAGATTCAGCATTGTATCCGTGGTTGTATCCGGTTGAAAGCTGCTGTGGCATTGGTAAGAATACACGTGCAATATCTTTCTTTATCGCTATATCTTTTTTTTGCATCAGCTCTTGTGTAAAGACACGAACTGCACACCAATGATCGAGCTGCTCGACATCTCCAGGAAAGAATAGCTCAGTTGCATTTCCGGTATCTTTAGATCCAAGAGCTTGAGCGAGTGGTGTTCCGCCGCCTCTTTTTTCTCCGGTGTTAGATCTAAATTGACTGGCTACAGGACTTGGCTTCGTCATATAAATAGTTCCTTAGAAACTGTTTTAGATATTTATAATGACAACGCTGAAGGGTAGATTCAAACCTCAAAATCCACGTAAATATAAAGGTGATCCTACGAACATTATATACCGCAGTTCGTGGGAACTTAAGTTTATGAAGTTTTGTGATCTTCGAGAAGATATTCTACAGTGGCAATCAGAAGAGTTTGCTATACCTTATAAGCATCCTATCGATGGAAGGTTCCATCGTTACTTTCCAGACTTCCTTGTAAAAGTAAAGACTGCGAGTAATCAGATCGAGACGTGGGTAGTCGAGATCAAACCATATCATCAAACTCAAGAACCTAAAAAAGCTAAACGCCTTACAAAAAGATATATTAACGAAGTTAAGACTTATGCTATCAATAAGTATAAGTGGGATTATGCTGAAGCATGGTGTAATGATCGTAACTATAAGTTCGTCATCTTTACCGAAAAAGAATTGAACATTAAGTAGCCTTATAAATAATGGTAAGGAGTAAACATGGTTGCTTACGTATTTGATACTATTCTACAGCAGGGTGTAGCAGCAGGAGAGGTTCCTGCAAGGACTCGTGCTGCGCGTGACTGGTTTCGTGAAACTGCATCTGGGTTTCGTACGACTCCAAACGAATTGCTACGCGGAGCATCAAACGCTGAAGGAGGTAGTGCTCTTACGAGTAGGACTCTTCCTGGTCGTATGTATACCTTCTTCTATGATCCGAAGACGAAACGTGATCTGCCGTACTATGATAGGTTTCCGCTGATCTTTAAGATTAAGAACATAGACGGTGGATTCCTTGGCATTAATATGCACTATCTACCACCGCAGTTAAGAGCAAGATTGATGGATGCACTGTATCCACTTGTGACGAATCGTAAGTATGATGAAACGACTCGACTACGATTGACATACGATATTCTTAACGGTGCAACCAAGTATCGATTCTTCAAGCCTACGATTAAGAAGTACTTGAACAGCCACGTAAGATCGCGATACGTTCTCATCAATGCAAATCAGTGGGACATGGCTCTATTCCTACCGACAGAACGATTCGTTAAGAAGAATAAGAACTTCGTTTGGCGCGAAAGCCGTCGAGCAATAAGGAGACGCTGATGCCATTCAACATTAACAATTTCACTGCAGAAATGAATAAGGGTGGAGTTGCCCGTGGTGATTTCTTTGAAGTGGTTTTTACAGCTCTTCCTCCAAAGGTGATAGCTTCTATCAACACATCTACGTTGCTTGGAGCTTCTTACTTTACTGTACTCGATGGATTACGATTCAGAGCCGAGTCGGTTACGGTACCGCAGAGAGCCATCACTCCTATTGAGTACAAGGACTATGGTGCTCCGTTTAAGATAGGTTCTACTGCGAACTATATTGAGATCGATGTAACATTCATTCTGAGTAAAGACATGAGGGAACGTAACTTCTTTCTTGCCTGGCAGGACGTTATCACAGGAGATCATCGAGTAAGACAAACCACAGCTCGAGGATCGTCTTTTGATCTTGGTTACTTCGATGACTATAAATGTGACGGGATTGAGATCATCCACTACAAGGGTGATGATGAAGATGTAAACAGAGATACACCTGCTTATGTTACACAGTTAAGAGATGCCTATCCACTGAACGTAGGTCCAGTTACAAGATCGTGGGCATCAGCAGAAATCTTGAAGCAGCAGGTTACATTTACGTA